AATAGGAACATTAAATTGTCGACATTTTGTATTTTCTATTATTTTAGGAGTAAATAGACCTAGTTATACAAATAAAATGCTAAACGATATGAGAAAAGAGAGTTTAAGCAAGGTGGAATATGAGGGAAAGCATTATACAAACTACGAGAGCTCTCAACTTATGAGAAAAATCGAAACGAGCATCAGAAAAAATAAGGATTTACAAATAACTGCTCGTGCTAGTGGGAATGATGAATTAATTAGCAAGGCACAAAGAAATATAAGTGTTTTAACAAGTAAGTATAATGAAATATCAAAAATAAGTGGATTAGATACTTACAAGAATAAAATTTCAGTGACTGGTTATCATCGTTTAAAGAGTTATGACAAATAATGAAAAATATGCTATTGGAATTTATATGAAAAAGCAATTCGAGGGGTAATAAGTGATGAAGAGTGGAAAAAGATAGAAAATTTTTATAAAGGAGAATAAAAAGGTGGATACGATATTAAGACTTAACCTACTTAATACGATATTAAGGCTTAATATGGAAATAAAACTCCGACCCATTAGACACCAAAAACCCCCAAAGTCCGACCCATTAGACACCAAAAACCCCCAAAGTCCGACCCATTAGACACCAAAAAACGCGCAAACCCTTATAAAATAAGGCTAAAATTTTCTTAAATAGATATTAAATAGACTTTAAAGCTAAACATAACGGGCTTTTTTGTTTAGCCCGTATGTTAAAATTATTACAGAAAGCGACCAAGATCTATGTAAGCAAGCAAAAGAATTAAGCAAGTAATTTGTCAATTATGGGGTTAGGTGTTATAATTTTCATAGCAAGACAGGAGGAAAATTATGATTAATGAAATTGTTATGAAAACTATATTAACAATAGTAGGATTTATTGTAACAGGTTGTTTAGGATATTTTGTAGCCAAGGCAAAAACATACAAAGAAAAAGAAACTAATCAAGAAAATGCTCTAAAATGTTTATTAAGAAGTTCGATAACAAGCAAATATTATGTATTTACTGAATTAGGTAATATTCCTACATATGAAAAAGAAAATATTACATATATGTATGAGCAATATAAAGCAATGGGAGGAAATAGTTATATTCAAAAAATAATGGAAGAAATTAATCAGCTTCCGTTAAAGAAATAGGAGGTATTTTATGGAAGAATAAAGTTTTACTTTAGATTTACTAAGAGATTATAATAAAACAAAAAAAGGAGAAATAATTATGAAAAAATGTGAAGTTAAAGAATATTTTACTTTAAAAAAATTTAATGAACTAGAAAATCTTGTTAGAGCAGATGAAAATAATAATGCAAAAGATGGAGAACTATTTGTAGGAGATACTTTTGATTGTACTGAAGAAATGTGCAATTATTTAAATGGAGATAACAAATATAATAAGAGTTATATTAATGTTATTGGAGAAAATAAAGAAGAACCAAAGGAAGAAGTATCAGAAGAAGTAGTACAAGCAGTTGCAGGGGCTATTACTCAATTAGCCGAAAATGAAGGAAAATCAGTAGAAGAAGTTGTTAACGAAATTGTTGAAGAAGAAAAGACTGATGCTGTAGCAGAAGAACCAAAGGAAGAAAAAGTTATTGAAGAGAAAACTGAAGAAGTTGAAGAACCTAAAGAAGAAAAAAAAGAAAATAAGAAAACTAGCAAGAAATAATCTTGCTTTTTTTAGTGAGGTTAAATGAAAGAAGTATTAAGACAAATGTTAAGAATATATAAACCAGTATCACAAATGGATTGGTTGAATTATAAATTAAAAAAAGAAGATGCAACATACCATCATATAAAAAAGAGAGAAGATGGTGGAAAAAAAGATATTTCAAATGGAGCAATATTAATGCCAAATTCCCATAGTTATTTGCATCTTATAGAGTGTTTAGACATAAATACATACATTTTACTAAATGAAATATTTAAAGAGGTAAACGGGCAAATGTGTGAACCTACAATGGAACAAAGACAAATAATAGATAAAATATTAGAAGAATTTGAAAACGATCATAGATGGGATAAAGGCAATAAAGGAAAATTATTAGTCAAGAGAAAATATCTTGATAGATGTAGATTTTGACAAAATATTTACATTGTGTTATAACATAATTGAATTCCAACAGGGAATTAATATGTCAAACTTGTAGACAATAAAAGCAAGGTTATACTCCAACTTAAAAGAGTATAAAGAAAGGATAATATGGAACAAGAAGTTCAAAATGTAGAAACTGAAACTACTACTACTGAACAAGTAGAAAATAACAGTGAACAAGTTGTAGAAAAAACATTTACACAAAAAGAAGTAAATGACATTGTAGAAAAAAGACTTGCTAAAGAACGAAAAGGTATACCGAGCAAGGAAGAAATGGAAAACTACAACAAATGGAAAGAAAGCCAAAAAACTCAACAAGATAAATATGATGAGTTAGTAAAAAAAGATGGAGAAAAAGACAATACAATTTCAAATTTACAAAGAGAAAATGAAATATTAAGAGCTGGAATAACTGATAGTGATGATGTAGAATTTATTCTTTATAAAGTTGGTAAAATGGATGGAGATTTTTCGGATAATCTAAAAAATTATTTGGCTGACAATCCAAAATATACAAAAAAGCAAGAACAAAAAGCAACGGATGTTGAAAATAAATCAAGTTCGATTGCAAAAGAAAGTGGTGTTATGGCTATATTAAAGTCAAGACATCCAGACCAATTTAAATAAATAAAGGAGAGATGATAAAATGGCTAATCCAATAGCAACTAATGGTACTCACAAAAGAAGAGATACTTATGCAACTGAAGTTTTAGCAATGGCTAAATCTAAAGTAAATATTTATGAAGATTTTTCAACTGATTATGAAATTGATGGAGCAACTGGAGCAATTAAAGTTCCAACAAGAAGTGCTACTGTAACAATAAGTGATTATGATATTTTAAATGGTGTTTCATTAACACAAAGTGATACTGATTATGTAGACTTACCAGTAGACAAGAACTATGCAATTAATGAATTAATTGATGGTTATGAAGCTGAAGCAGTTCCTGACAATATTCGTGCAAATCGTATTGAAGCAGCAGGATATTCATTAGGATTAAAAAAAGAAGGTATGGCAATTGATGTTTTAAAAACAGGAGGAACAATTTCAAGCGATACAACAGGATTAACTGAAAAAACTGCCTATAAACAAATTGCAAAAGAAATAAGCAATATGAAAAAAAGAAATATGGAATTATCTGAAATGAGAGTTGCAGTTGATGCTGATACTGAATTATTACTATTAACTGATGAAAAATTCTCAAATACATCAGGAAATTTAGGAGCTGAACTAATTCGTGAAGGTGTAATTGGTAAAATTAATGGTGTTCCAGTAAAAACTAATTATTTAATGGGAAATATTACTCGTACTGAAGAAGATACTAGTGTAACAAGACCTGTTGAATTTATGGTTTATGACAAGAGATTTATGCAAAAATATGAAGTTTGGTCAGTAGAACCAACTATTAACAATTTAGCAGATGGAAAACACATTGGAGCAAGTGCTTTACAAGGTCGTGAAGTTGGTGGCTTAAAAGTTACAAATGCTTTAGGTGTTCAAATCAAACTTGGCGAACCAGAAAATGGTTTATAAAATAAAGGAGGGAGTTTATGAATATTAAAGGACAATACCTAAAATATCAAGAATACAAAGAATTAGGTGGAACTTTAGAACTAACTCCTTTTAATGTATTAGAATTTGAGGCTAGAAGAAGAATAGATGAAGTTACACATAATAGACTTGCAGGTGGAAAAGATATACCACAAGAAGTTAAAATGTGTGAATTTTCAATAATAAATAAAGTATTGGAATCCTATGATAAAGAAATAAATCGAGGCAAGTCTAGTGAAAGTGTAGGAAGTTATTCAGTAAGTTATAATAGTGATGTTAAAAAAATTATTGAAGATAAAAGAACTGAAATAAATGATTTAATATTAACTGACTTGTATGGTGTTGTATATAACGGAGAACACATTTTGTATTGTGGGGTTTGATAATATGATGACTAATACAAAAATGAGTATATTTAATAAATATATTGAACCATTTACAAAAGAAATAACTTATAAAAAATATGTTGTTAAAAATGTATTTTGGGATGATGTTGTTGGAGTAAACACAAATACAGGTTATGAAAATAATGATAAAGTAAATGTGTTTATTCCATTCGACAAAAACGAAAAAGACTTGCAAAAGTATGTTGAACCTAAAAATTATAATGGTAAAGGTTGGACAATTCAAAATGGAGATTTTATTATAAACGGTGATATTACCGAAACTGAAGTTGAAGGAATTAAAGATTTAAAAGCCTATGAGGTATTTGTAATAGCCGATTGGAGCAAAAAAGACTTTGGAAGTTATAATATGCAACACTTTGAAATAAGAGGTCAATAATGGGTTTAAAGATAGAATATACTTTAGAAGATTTTGATAAAAATAAAATTGTTGATAAGTTTGGAATGCAGTCAGGGGGAAAAGCTGAATTATTTCTAGCAAATACTTGTTTTAGAAGAATGGCTAAATATGTTCCGAAAGATACAGGAGTATTAATGACAACTGCAACAATTAGACCGGGTAGTGTAACTTATGAAGTTCCTTATGCACATAAACAATACACTGCAAACAAAGGAAAAGGAATACGAGGAAAGTAT